AGGATCACAGGAGCGACCGCACTACTTGCGCCGCGCGTCTCAGTTGATGTCCTGGCAACTCTAGAAGCATCGAACAGTGATCGCGACGGATATGCTGGTCCCCCACTTGCGGATGCGAGGGTGCTGGAAGACTTATCGATATACCCAAAAACTCCCGTGTCGGACGGCACCGAGTCCACGCCCCAATAGCGCCCCGTCGTGCCCGTGATGTTTTGCAGAGCATCGGCCTGGTATGTCCCAGTCGTGCGCGCATTCGCAGTGTCGGCGTCAGTTCCGGCCATCCGCAAGAAAACATCCTGCAAATCTGGCGCCTTCCAGTCGCCGCCGCCGAGGTCCGCAATGCGGCCCCAGCCCTTCGCCCAGGATCCTGAGGCGACGGTCAGGCCCTGTTCGCGGAACCACGCAATCAGCCGCGCCTGCTTCGGATCGGACTCCGACCAAACTCCGCCTGTGACAGGCATTTCCCACGCCCGGGCCGTAGCCGCGAAATGCTGCGGGGTCGTGGCGCACAGCGGGTTTCGGTAGCCGGTGAAATAAGCCGTGTCTGTCCAGACCCAGGGCATGCAGCCCATGTCGGTGACGATGATCGGGCCCTGGTCAGCGGCGAGCGCATTTACTTGGGCGAAGGTCATTGCTTTCACGCCGCTGAAATTCCCGCTGTGGTATAGCTCGACCCAATCAGACCAGCCCGGCGATCCAGACAGGAGGTTATAGGCGTAGTACCGAAACCAGCGTTGCGGCGTATTGAGCGCACGGGTGAAGGTCTGGCAGAACGACTCCGCGCCGCTCGTGAGGTTATACGCCTCAACGATCAGGGTGCCGTAATGGCTGCCGGAGTTTGCTGGGAAAGTGCCAGTAGTAGCGTTGTTGACCCGATAAAGCCCGGTCGGAATGTCAATTCGATCGACATTGTCGACGGTAATCTGGGCTGTTCCGCCAATGCCCACCCCAAAATCCCCCACTTTCAAGATACGACCGGCTGTGGTGTCGGTGGCAGAGGTGGTGCGGCGCAAATCCTCGAACAGATTCCGCTCGATCATCCAGGCACTGTTCGCAGCATTGCGGCGTTTGAGCGTGCCGGTTCCCGTGTCAGCCCAGGTCGAGTATGGCCACGCCATCGCCGCCGGATCCGTTGCCCCGGAAAAATCGGTGGCCAGGGTCTGCAATGCCTTGTTCAGGTCTTGCACGAGCTGCAGCCCAGGCAAAGGCGGCGTGGTCGTGATTTGCGGATTGTCTTGAGACATCGTGACTCCAAAACAAAAGGCCCGCTCGTGGCGGGCCGGGGTTGATGCGGAAAAAGGGTCAAAATCCCTGTGCAAGCCAGTTGATGACGGCCGCCTTGGGCGTGGATGCGGTGAGGACCTGGATGTCGAACCCGGTTTCGTCCGAATTCGTCAGCACGTAGCGGTCGCCGTCCACGGCATCGAACAGTGCGATCTGGACATTCGGCACGGCGTGGAAGATCTTTTCGTATTCGATCCGCAGGCCGGTAGTCGGCACGGTTATGCCTTCAGCCTTTTGGATCAAATCCGGCACGTCCACGACCCACGTGAAATGCTCGACAAATGGCACGATCAGCGGGTCATCAGTCTCGATCACCAGTCGGACCTGGAAATACCTCGCATTGACCAGGCCAGGCGTGTAGTTCAGCCACGGCCCGTAGACGCCATCCTCGCTGGCGGTCCGATACTGCGGCGTGGCTATCCAGTGCTGGGCATTCGATGCGTTCAGGATGTCTGGGTTGGCCAGGACATCGGCCATGCTCAACACGTCTTCGCCGAAATTCAGGGCGTAGGCATCGATATGGAAATCCAGCCGCACGGGCGCGACGAAACCAATGTCCACGGTCTGTGCAGACGTATACACGCCGCGCGGCTGAGCACCGCCGTACCACAGCACATCACGCACGGCCAGGATGTCAGGCTCGTCCAGGACATCACCGGCGCCCACCAGGGTCAGCATGTCATCCCAGACGTAGGCGCCCTCGCTGAGCACGCCATCCCAGGCCGGATCCTCGACCTCGGTCAGCAGGACATTGCGCACCAGCGCGGCCCCCGACACCAGCAGGCTGTCTGGCTGACCGTAGATCGCCTGCCCCTTGTAGACGTAGCGCGCAGCGACCCAGTACAGGCCGTTGCCCGCTGTCAGGGATTCGAGCATGGGCGTGACCGCCACCGTGCGCGAGTTCGCCCAGGACTCGCCGACACGGATCTCGTAGTCCGGCTGACGGACATCGACCACGCGGCCCCAGGTCAGCACGGTCAGGCCGTCCCTGAAGACGCTGGTGAGCCCAGTGACCGCAGGCAGCGGCGCGCGCAGGCCCTGCACGGTGTAGCTGCGCATCGCGGGCTTTCCGCGACCCAGCGCAGAGACCGGCGTAATCGTGATGTCCAGTACGTCCCCTGTCTGCGCCTGGATCGTCATCTTCCGATCGACAACGCGCACGGCGGGCTGTGCGGCGCCGTTGACCGCGATCACGACATCAACCGGCATGGCGACCGAGAGCGCCCAGCCGATCTGCACGCTGTTGATGTCGGCCAGGACGTTGACGATGCCCTCCACGACCGTGATGCCGAACACAATGCCGACCAGCAGCGCGCCGTCGCGCGGCGGGGTGTAGCCGTACGGGTTCGTCTCCGAAGCGTAGTATTCGGGGTCGTCATCCACGGCGGAGAACCGCACCCCATCCTGGGTCGGCTGGACGTCCACTATCTTGAATCGCCGCCCAGGGGTTGCCAGGGGATCGAAGAAGAACGCCCAGTCCAGAGCCGGCACATCCTCGAAACCGGCATCCCCAGGCAACGCGAACCCGGTCATGTCACTGGTGATCGTGACGGTGTCGGTATCGGTTGCAATCCCGGCAACCACGACAGTTTTCATGTTGCCCTCGGGGTCGCGCAGCATCATCGTGCCTGAACCCGTGGGGATGGACTGCGAGAGCGTGATCTGATTGCCGGAGCGCCCCACCAGCCGCCCGGAATAGCCCCAGACGGTCAGGTCGTGGCTGATCTGGACGACGTCGCCGCGGCTGGCCACCCAGCCCTCGATGTCCGTCTCCCACGTCGTGCGCCGGCGGTGCCAGACCTGGGAGGCGGCGATCAGATTGGCTTCGCCCCCAGCGGTATCCGCGACAGTGCAACCGTCCAGATCAAGTTGCAGGGGATTGTTCGTGGTCGTGGCGCCCGGCACCGCAACCCGCACTTCGTCCATCTGATAATCGCGATCTTCGTTCGCAAAATTCAGGACGATCTCGTCGGGCGTGTCGTCATTGATATACGCGACCTTGAAGCTGCCGGCCTTGATGTTGAACGGCCCGAACATCGCCACGACCGGCTGATCAGCGGCATCCCACACCACACCCAGTTTGCCGGTCTGCCACGTGGGCGAAGCGCGGCCGGCGCGCGCGATCATCTGCAGGACCTGGGCGCTGCTCATCTTGCGATCAAGGACATAGTCGAACGTCAGCTTTTTCAGATCGCACCACGCGCCCCACGCCTTGATCGACTCGACATCGATCTGCGCTTCTGTCAGACCAGCCCCGTAGACGCGACCCTTGCCCTCGATGGACTTGCCCATCGCGAACCACAGGTACCACCAGGCCGGATTGCGCGTGTGCTGGACATCGAAATGATCCCCGGCCCACACTGGGGCATGTGCCTGGGCCATGGCCGAGAACTCATCGATGGCGCCATTGAGCTGGCTGGTCGCCTTGATCCGCAGCGCGACCCGCAACTGGCCCGCGTAATCGGCGTCGTCAGTCTGGAAACACAGGATCTGGGAGACGGCCGTCTCATTGCTCTGACGACTTCCTTTGATGTCTGCGGTGCTTTTCCAGATGCGGACCTCGTACTGGCCTTTCGCAACGGCCCAGGACACGGTCTTTCGCGTCGGCTCCTGGCGGGCGCCGTAGATGCGCACGCCCGGGCTCGTGACGTAGCCCAGCAGCGGGTCCGGCGCAATGCCGCGCCATGGGCGGCCCTGGCGGTACGGGTGCGGTAGCCAGCGCCAGACGCCAACGCGCTCACGTGTGCAAATCGGCGTGTCGCCGTTCGTGCACCAAGCCGGAGAGATGACCACTGTCTCCCCGTCCGTGTGATCGGAGGGGCTCGTGGAGCCATACTGGATTTGCTGGTAGTAATACGACCACGTGCTATCGCCCTCATTGATATACCGCTCTTGAAAAGACCAGTAATGCGTCGCGTAGATGGCGTCCGTGATTGAGCCAGCATCGATCCAGGCGGTATCTCCAACTTTTCGGTACTGGACTGCCACATCGACGGACATGCCGCCAATCGAGCCTTGATCGCTGATGTTGAACAGTTGCGCGGCCAGATCCACGGAGATAGAGGTCGTGTCAAGCGGCGTGGTGCGCGTGTTCACGACCCCCGATTCGAGTACGAACCCATCCAGGGTATCGACGTTGCCCGGGAACATGGAGAGCTTGCCGTCCTCGCCGGAAACCTGGATCTGGACGTCCTGGTAGTCATTGATCGAGGTCGCGCCGATCTTGAAGTCCGTCAGCACACACTGGCCCGCCTGCAGGCCGAAGTGAAAGACCTGGTTCAGGTACTGCGTGTCGCCGACGTACTCCGTGAAATACTTCGCGCCCAGATCCGGGACGACCTTGTGACGCCCGAAGATCAGCGTCATCGGCTCCCACAGGCGCAACTGATTGCGGCCGCCGGAGATCGAATAGGTCGGCGAGGCGTCGTACTTCGCGCCTGTGCCCAGGGCTTCCGCAGTTGCGGTCGGTGGCGGCAGCAAGGCATTGATCAGCAGAGAGCCGCCGATCATGATGCCGGCGGTAACCAGCGAATATCCAACCGTCCCGGCAACAAATCCCATTGCACCGGCGAGATACGGTGCGGCAACAACCAGCGCGATCATGGCGACCGTGCGCAGCACCTTCCCGCCACCGCCCCCACCCTGCGCAATCGCGTGGATCACGATCTGGTCGCCCGTGCGCGGGATCAGGCGCCGCCACAGATGATGCGGCACCACGCGGCCATTGTGCTGGACGCGGAATTCCGAGCGCGGCAGCACGATGCCATTACGCTCGACGTACGCGCCCAGGGTCTCGCCCTGCAAAAAGGCCGCGACGGTAAACGTGCGGCCTTCGGGCGTGAACGGGTGCGGCTGGACGACCAGCGGCGTTACTTCGTTGCCAGCCATTTATAGGCACCTTCAAATTTATAGGCCCAGCGGGTCATGTCCCGCAGGCGTTGGCAGACCACCATCCCAGCCGCCGAATCGTTGTGCAGCACCCAGGTTTCGCCGCCGATGATTGCCGCCACGCCGCAGTGGAAGAACCGCCCCCGGGCGACAAACAGCACCGGCTGGGCATCTATAGGCGCATCCACGCGCACCGCGAAATCGGACTTCAATCGGTCCAACTGCTCGGCCTGGCCGCGCAGGGACGTTTCGTGCGCGGCCGGGATGTTCGGGTAGATGCCCAGCACTTCGTTTGCGACCTGCTCAGCCAGGTTCATGCAGTCGGCCACGCCTGGGATATAGGGCTTGCCGATATAGCGGTCAGTCCAGTGCGCCATCAGAACGCCCCGGGCGTGGTGCGGGGGTCGTAGCGCACTGCCACGGCCGGCAGCATCAGCGTGTTCTGGAAGCCCAGATCAGCGGTGACGACCAAGTTGTCGATGGAGATCCCAGACATATCCAGCGTCATGTCGTACTCGAAGACGTCCGGATCACTGCGCAGCGCATGGATGATCCGGCACTTCGCACCTTTGCCGCCGCGGCTGTACTCCAGCCACTGGGTGAGCTCGCGGCCGATGTTGTCGACGCGCAGTTGGGCCTTGGGCACCTGCTCGGCCACATCGTCGGGCTGCGTGATCTGGAATGGGCAGGCGATGTACTCATTGCCGCGCGCTGTGATGTTGACCCGATCGTTCACCACGCGCACCGGGACTTCCAGGTCGGGATGCGTGATTTCCAACAGAATCAGAAACGGCTCGGCGGCGGACGTGGCCAGGAGATTCCGGCGTCCGGCAGGGGTGTAGGTGTTGGGCATAAAAAAACCGCCTCGTGGGCGGTCATGTAAGTTGTGCGGGCTATCGGCCCAGAGTCTCGATCTGGCAGGTGGCCTGCCAAACAGCCCCCTGCGGTTCGCCCCACTTCCACTTGCCGGAAACGAGCCGGGCCTGGACGCTGTTGCCTGTCAGTGGCTCGGTCCACGCGAACCAGGCCGCCCCACCGCTCAGGTCGTCTTTGATCCAGGCATCCATGGATTGCTTGTCCGTGAGGCTCTTCACGATGACCGTGGCGCCCCTCGTGACGATGGGCATGGAAAACCGAGCGCGCTGCTTGGCGATGCCGTTGTCCGTCTCGGTGCGCAGGACGCCGTAATCGGCTTCCTCGCCGTAGCCGGAAACGATGAGTTTTGCGTAGGCGGGCCAGACTGCCATGTGAAATCCCATAAAAATGCCCGCCAAAACATAACGCTCTGGCGGGCGGGTGATACCTTCTACTTTCAACTCAAGGAGCAACCATGGAACTCAAAATCAAGTCCATCGACATGCCGCAAATCTGGGTAGATGGTTCTACGGCATCCGTCGATCTGTACATGCTGCAAGACAAACAGTTGATCGGCACGATGTTCGTCGCCTTCGACTTCCAGGAAGGAATCGATGGCCTGACCGTGTCCGAGATAGCGAATCTGGCGATCGCCAAGGCCAAGAAGCTGCTGGCATAACCGCTGGACACTACCTAAGCCCGTATCGCCCCTCAATCGCTTTAGCGACCTGGCCGTGGCGCGTGATGTTCTCCACGACCAGGTCAATGAACATCCGGCCCATGGAATCGATGCTGACTTTGGGCTGACCAGCGGCCTGCATTGGCTGTCCGCCTACGTTGGTGATGTTCACCGTCACATCGCCCGCGCCACGACCGGCATCAGTTGACACCCCCAGACGCCCATCCGGGCCGCGCTTGAGCGGCATGATGGCCTCGGGGCCGGCTTCGCCGAATACGCCAGCACCACGTGCAAATGTGAACAGCTTAGGCGTGTCGTGGATCTGGTTTGAGTAGGCCGACAGGCTGGGTGAGTCGTAGACACCGCCCTTGGCATTCATTTTCGGCAGCGCCCACGACGCGGTGGACGGCAGGGATGATCCGAACATCCCAGAAAGCGCTCCGCCCAATGCCCCGGCCAGCGGCCCCGTGATTGACTGCTGAATGGCGATGCGGACCATGTCGCTGATGATCGAATCAGCCAAGCCCTTGAAGGACAGCTTGCCGGTGGTCACGAAGGTGGTCAACGCATCTTCCATGCCCCGGAAGCTGTTCTGCACCATCTGGCCGATGGATTGGTAGACGTTTTCGGCGCTGTCCGAGTAGTTCGCCAGCGCATCCTGGGCGCCCAGCAGCCAATCGCCTTGGATCTTCTTCAGATCGGCATAGTGTTGGATGGCCAGGAGCTTCTCGCGCTCCATGGCATCCTGGAAGACCTTCAGTTCATCGTCTGTCAGGCCCTGCGGCGAATTTCGCCGCTGCTCCAGGATGTCGCGGTACTTGTCCTCGATGGATTGCAGGGCGGCATTCACCTGGCGCGCCCAGTCGCCCTTGCCCATGGCGTCGAGCTCGCGCTGATACTTCGTCTGGCTGTCAGCAAGCCTGCTCTGCGTGTCCTCAACGGCGTCCAGGTACTTCTGGTACTGCTTCATCGAGTCCTGGATCTCGGGGCTGTTGATCAGATCCTTGATTCGGTCTTTCTTCGCCTCGGCGGTTGTGCCCTTCCTGGATTGCTCCAACTGGTAGATCTGCGTGGCCAGCTTTTCGGCTTCCGCGCGCTCTTGCGCCGTGGCATTTGCTCCCAGCTTCTGGATGGCGGCCAGACGGGCCCGGGCCGCGCCAGTCAGTTTGGTCAACTCCAGTTCGTCGCGCATGGACTGCAGGCGCTTGGCGACTTCGGGGTCCGATGCCTTGGGGGTCCCAGCCGCTCGTCGATCAGTGATCTGCTTGAGCTGATCGTCGATCTCTTTCTGCTTGTTGATCAGGCCCGACATGCGGCCGGTCAGCGTCTCGTAGTCCTCAGCGGCTTGCATCATTTCCCGGTGCATTCCTTCGCGCAACGGGGACCCGGCAGGCATCGCATTCATCTGCGTGCCCAGGCTCTCGATCTTCAGCTTCGTGACCGCGGCTGATTTTCCCAGGTCGTCGATTTCATCGCCAATCTTGATCTTGGTGTTCGTCAGTGCGGCTTGGCCCATTTCTTTGAGCGACACTGTCAGCAGGTCGACTGAACCGCGCAGAGCATCCACTCCGCCAGTCGCGGCCTCCGATTTACTGCCGAACATATAGGCCGCGCCGGCGGCAAGGCCCAGCGTTGCAACGATCCCAACGGGACCACCCAACACGCCCAGCAGCGTACGCCCAACGCCGACCGCGCCGGCTTGTGCGGCCGCATATCGCGCGCTCGCCGCCGCGTGAGCGGACTCAGCCGCCGCGAGTTCGGCCAGCGAGGCGGTCAGGCCCACATTGGCGCGAGTCCGCGCGACGACTGCCGCTGTCGCATCCACCTCGTATTTCAGAGTGCCAATGATTGCCTTCGACCTGTAAGCTTCAGCGGCAGCAAGGCTGACTGATGCAGCCACAGCACCAATCGTGCGGGACGTATAGAGCGCAAGCGCGGCTCCAACGACGTACAGGCCTGTGTCGGCGAGCGTGCCGAAGTTCGCGGAAAGCGCGTTGATTCCAGTCACCAGTCCCTGCGTCGCTCCGTTGGCCTCGTTGGCCCGGCCGACATACTCGGTGAACTGCGTGTTCAGATTCGTGAAGGCGTCACGCACGGTCGTGGGCATGTCCTCGACCGCCTTAATGATCGGCTTGTAGCCGGTCACCAGAGCCTGGGCCAACATGTCACCAGTGATCTTGCCGGCGGCACCCAACTGGCGGATCTCGTTTGCCGACTTCCCAGACGACGCCGCAAGGTGGGTGACGATCGAATCCGCGGTGGTGTAGATCGTCATCCAGGCTTCGGCGTCAACCTTGCCCTTTTGCAGGGACTTGGCCAGCGCGTTCATGGCATTGGCGCCACGCTCTGCGTTCGCACCGCTCACCACCAAAAGCCCGGAGAACGCATCCACGGCGTCGATGCTCTGATCCAGGGAATAACCCATTTCCCGCAGAACCGGGGACAACTGGATGAAGGACTCGCGCGTTTCGTTGATAGACCGGAAAGTCGTCTGTGCAGACTGAACCATCCGTTCCTGGGCGTGAGCGTACTCGTCGGCCCCCTCGGTCGCCATTTTCATGCGGCTGGCGAACTGGCCCCAGGTGTCGGCCGTGTCGATCACGGACATGATCGTGACACCAGCAAAAGCAGCGCGCAATGCGCTGCCAAAGTCGATTGCCGATCGACGGGCGGCGGACATATCGCGCTCGACGGTCTTGGCGGCCTGAGAGACAGCGCTCACGCCAGCGGCGCCAGATGCACCGGCGCCCTTCAGGCGGTTGAGCGCCTGCTCGACCGCCGGCCCAGACTGCGCCAGCGAATTCAGGTCTTGCTTGGCCTGTCGCGCCGCGCTGGAGTCGATCTCCATGCCGAAGGAAACGATGTCGTCGGCCATTCCGAAACCCCATGAAAAAGGCCTCGCGCTTGGCGAGGCCCTAGAAAAAGAAAACCGCCCGAAGGCGGTTGGTGGTGCTTATTCTGCGTGGCGCGCGGGCGTATCACTCGCGCGTCATGGACGTTTGAAGGTCTTCAAGCCCGGCTGGCTTCTGCGGGGACTCAGGGGATTCGTTTGTGGCTCCAGCAGAAGCAGATGGCAGGCCAGCCGCCGCTATCAGACCCAGCGGGCCAAACAGCAAGCCCAACAGGAACCACACCGACCCTGATCGCGATTTTTCAGACGCAAGGTATGCGGCGAATCCTCCGCACACCACCCAGATGACGGCCAGGCTGATCCAGATACCCATATCGCCTCCGTAAGTTGTTGTTACGGAAACTATACCCTACTCCCGCCGCATTTCCTCCAGCGCCGCCGCCTCCATCGTTCGGATGTCCTCAAATAACCGGTCATATTCGTCCCGCTCCAGATCCATCCGGTCCATCTCGTGGAACAGCACGTTGTAATCCAGCCCAACCACACCGAGAGCGCCCGCACGCCATTGCGACGACAGCCTGGAGAAGAGCGCCACGGCCTGGACATTCTCCGGCCACAGCGGCACATCCCGCTCATAATCCGACGCGGAAATACCGAACGCGGCCGCCGCGCTCCCGCCAGGATCCTTCCCGTACAGAAACGCGGCGACCGCCTTCAGTTTCCCCGACGGGCCCCGGCCAGCTCCCGCAGGTACGCGGTAATGATGGCAGTTGCTGCGCCCGGGTAGTTCGACAGCAGCACGACCAGCGCCTCATCCGAGTACGCTACGGAATCGTCTTTCCAGCCGACGATAATTTCGCGCACGGCATCCAGATCAAACTGATGGAGCGCGACGAACTTGTCACGCTGCTCAGTCGTTTTGTGGCGAAACTCGAAATCGATGTCGAAGCCCCCGTCGCCCGGCACCGGAATCGCAACGGGCGCGCGGAAGGTGGGGCTCGGTTCCAGCTTGATGGCCATGATGTCTCCTTATGCCAGCTTCGCGTAGCGCATGAAATCGGGCGCCGCCATGGTCAGCACCAGCGGGTTCGTCATCATCTGGCCCTGGTCCAGGGACGGATGCTTGTCGAAGCCGACGTACATCATGTAGACGATCTCGGAGCCGTTGGCCAGAACCAGCTTGATAGCCTGCGGCGTGAGCGATGCGTCAGCCGCCACGAGCGCCTTGAAGATGTCCGTGTCGCCGCCGTCGTCGGTCGTGCGCATGGACAATTTCTTGGCGTTTTTCACGGTCGGGATCTGGCGCTGGATGCGTTCGGCCAAATACTGGAACTGGTAGAACTGCTGGTCGCCGCCGTCCATGGCGGGCTGGGTGATCTTCGGAATTTCCAGCCAGGTCGTGACCTTCTTGGCCTTGGCGGTATTGGTCTCCGCCGGGAAGTTGGTGGTGTTGGTGGTGTCGAACCCGCCCAGATCGAAGGCGTCGGTGGTCGATCCTTCAACCCGCAGGATCATGCCATCCAGTTGCGCCCAGGGCGACGTCAGGGCGATGTAGTCGCCATCGGTGTAGCCGTGAGCGACAGCGCTGGCGACGGCAGGGTTGGCGTTGGTGATTGCAGTGATGCTGACTTCGGTCGCCAGCGCGGTGCCCAGGAACAGACGGGCGCCGTCGGGGAGGGTTTCTCCGGCCATGATGTAGCTCCAAAAAAGAAAAGCCGCACATGGCGGCACAGATGAAAAACCCGGCGCGGAGCCGGGTCAGTGAATGAAGAGTGACGGCTGCAACTGGGACTCCAGCGCTTCGCGCCGTCGCCTGAAATCGGGAATGGCGTACTTACGCTCCAGCATCAGGCGCGATCCGAAGGACGCTTTGACCTGGGTGGAGACCTCCTCTGCCACCAGCGCCTGAAGTTGCTGATACAGGTTCTGCGTGCGCTGGCTTAGTGCATCACGCATGCGGTAGAACTCGCGGATCAACCGGACCTTGAATGCCACAACCTCGTCTGTGTTGCGCATCATCGAAATCAGCAGAGCGGCCTGCTGCTCGTTCAACATGGCGTATTCGGTCGGGGCGCCGCCGCCCTGTGGGCGTTTCACCACCCGCATTTCAAATGCCAGTGGGCCGAACTCCTGGAGGATGGCCGCATGCTGCCGGATCAACTGGATGACGCTCTTGTGCCTGGCCTTCATGCCGCGCGCGATCACGAGGCTGGATGCCAGGGGTTCACCGCCGATGACGGAGACCAGTGGCTCGAATGGTGTTTGCATGTTCACTCCCCGCAATGCCCTGGAAATGAGGATGGCCGCAGCAGCGCCCCAGGGAAGGCGATTTCGGATGCCTCCTAGCTGCGGCCAAAACAAAGGCCGCCCAACCGGACGGCCTGAAATTGATTGATGAACGGGTTACTGAACAGCCATATACCGGCAGTCCATCGGGATCGTGTAGGTGCTGGTGTCCTGCAGGGCCGGGCGCTCGCGCATGGGCGTCACCACCATCACAGTGAACCCGGCAAAGGTCATCCGGGCCTTGGCCGGGTACAGCGCGGTGATCGCTGCGGTCAGCGCCTCCGCTGTGGTCGGCCCAGTGCCGGCAGGACAGACGACGTTCACCTGAAACAGCCCTCGGTATTCGCTCAACTGCCCGGCCATGGTGTTGTCGACCGTGTCGGCCGGCAGCAGGAAGCAGCGCAGGTACGGGCCGGTCGCGGGCGGCTTAAACGCCACGTTCTCGTAAGCCACGGGGATCGCGGGCGTCTGCGCGGCGGCCCAGTCGGCCAGCGTCTTCTCGAAGGCGGCGCGGATGATGGCTTTCAAAGCTGACCCCTGACGTAATCTCGGATGGCATTGGGCAGGTTGGCGATGGTGATCCGCACCATGCCGGCCGGCGCCTTCGTGTGCGACCAACCCTCATACTCGATGCGCTTTGCATACGACAGCGCGGTTGTGATGTAGAACTTCGGGCCAGCCGATTGAGCTTGAATGGCTGCGGCGATCCGGCTCAATGTCAGGGTGCCGCCTTTGTCGGTCGTATCGGTCGGGCCGTTCTTCGGGATGCTGACGCCGAAGTCCCAAGATGAGCGCAGGCGGCCCGTCAGCACAGGGCTGTTCATCACCACGCCCTGAGCGGCCAGAATCAGCGCCTGGCGCACGGCCTTGTCGATGTTCCCGTTGGCTTTCTCGACCAGGCGGGACAGGTCTACAGCGCCGCTCATCGCCGCAACTGGCATTCGTAGAGGACCGGCACGCCAGCGGGCGCCGTAGCCTTCACGCTCACCACCGTGAAACTCTCCCCGAATGCCTGAACACGGAACCCGGGGCCAATAGCCGCGGGGACGCCTTCGGGCGACAGATACAGCTGCTTGTCCCCTGCTTCGATCAGGCTACCGGCCGTGAATGCCGCGCCAGACTGATGCAGGCCGAAGTCGAACACCACGCCAGTGCAGGGATGCCCGATATCTGGCTGTGTCACCATGCCCTGGCCGGGGATGTATTCAGACGCCCCGGGCTGAATGAGCGTGACCGGGCCGCCCGCGTCCAGGATGGCGGCATGGGCGCCTTCGGCGATTGAGGGGTAGTCGATGGCCATGTCAGTCCTTGTGTCCGATGCTGTCCGGATCCGGCCGCCACGTCATGCGGCGGGCCGGGAGCGTTCGCTTGCCCATCGCTATCGCCTTGATGACGCGGTGACGGCCATCGGCAATGCAGCCATTCCAGTCCAGCAAGATCGGGGCGTCCAGATCAGCCTTCATGCACTTCTTTACGTGCCACGCGAGGCGAAACATATTGCTGCCCTGCCAAATCTCGCCCTGCAGATCCAGCGAAGCCAGCGGACAGTCGAACACCGGCAAATCCTTGGCGTCATCCAGCAGTTTGGCTACGCTGTAGCGATTTCCGTAGCCGTCGTCGTAGTAGTCCTGCAGCGGGGCGATTCGAGCGAATTCGAGCTTTGGCGGCTTGGTCATGCGCCCTCTTCCAACTCGCCGACGATTTCCACTCCTGCCGGCCCCAGCGCCACATTGCCAAAGGTCACAACGGCACTCACCGCGCCCAGCGGCTCCACGGGCTGAATTTCAACCTTCAACACGCCAGGAAGCGGCTTGCCATCCGGGCCGGTCACTTTCGTGCCCTGCGCCGTGCCATCGCTCACAATATGAATCTGTCCTCTGTCCATCACGCCCTCACCACAGGAACACTCCACCGCCCACCGCCCGCGATCCAGCGCCGCAACATCGAATCGACCGCCGCAAACCGCTTCTGGCCGCAGTTGACTGGCTCGGCATAGGTCGTGCTGATCGGCCCCACGGTCTGGCTCACGATGGCGCGCGGATCGACGTCCTGCCACAGGTCACCAGCCTTGCAGGCCAGTTCGCAACAGGCCGACACAATCTCACGCGGCACCACGCCAGGGGCGACATCACGCGGCCAAGCCAGCGCCTGAGTATCGGTCGATTCGCCGCCCTTGAAGCTGTACTGCGCGTCCAGGTATTGGGTGGCGCGTCGAAGCCGGGCCTCTTGCGCGGGCTCGTCGCCGGCGAAGGTCAGGCCGTGGGCGGCGGCGTAGGCCGAACAGTCGGCCACGCTCACGTAGCTATCGGCATCAGGATTGGTTCCGCTCCCGTCCTCAACGATCAGCGCCATGGCTTACGCCCCCTCGCCGTCCTGGGCCGCGGCGTCCAGCAGAGCCTGCAGATCGGCCTTCTTGGCCTTCGGATCGAACTCGATACCAAGTTCGACGAGCTTGCCGCGCAATTCAGCCACGCCGAGCTTGTCGCTTACGCCCTTATCGCCCTCGCCGTCCTGGGCCGCGGCGTCCAGCAGAGCCTGCAGATCGGCCTTCTTGGCCTTCGGATCGAACTCGATACCAAGTTCGACGAGCTTGCCGCGCAATTCAGCCACGCCGAGCTTGTCGCTTACGCCCTTATCGCCCTCGCCGTCCTGGGCCGCGGCGTCTTGGTGCTTGGCGCACTGAGTCCAGCCCAGTTTCTTGTGCTCAGCCAGCGTATTGGGATGCACTTCCAGGTAGTCAGCGCCTTTGCTGACCGGGATCAGATGGGACATTTCGCATTCTCCAGAATGCTGGGGCCGAAGCCCCAGCGGTTCATCAGCCGATCAGCAGGGCGACGTGCTCGGGCTTCACCACCGCGCAGCCCCAGGCCAAGCAGACCTCGTACTTCACCTGACGGTACTGGCGGTAGACCCGCACCTCGAACGTCATGCCGGTCACGGGATCCGTGATGGTCATGGCGTCGTCGGCGGAGTCACCACCTTCCGGCACGGCGGGCGCGCGGGCGGCCAGTACGATGGCACCCCGGGCAAACGCAGCGTTCGGCGTGTAGTTCGCGCCGATGGTCATCGCGCCACCATCGGCCAGGGCGGCCAGCAGGCCGGGCTTGCCGATCCCGAGCGTGGCCGGCCCGGTGATGCCAGTATTGACGACGTACTTGTTGGTGTCGCCGTTGAAGGTCACGATGTCGCCAGCCAGCACGGTGCCGGTCCCGGTTTTCAGCACGATGCCTGACACGCCCGCAGCGTGCGCACCATCGGCCACGTAGCCCGCGCCAGTGCCCTTGGTATGCAGATTGATGCCGCCCGAATAGCGCAGGGCGAAGTTCTGCACGCGATCGGTCATGCCGTTGCGCAGCATGTCATTGGTGCCGGCTTCGTTCACCTTGAAGAGCACCGATTGCTTGCCACGCAGATTCGCCATGGCCATGGAGCCCAGCACCAACTGGCGGTCCACGATGGGCGCGCCGTTGACATCCAGGATCTGGGCCACGCCCGCGAAGTCGGACAGATCGCCAGCGGTGCCAAACGGCGCCGTGCCAGCCGCTCCATGGGCCCGCGAGGCGCCCGCCATGGCCGCCAGGGACAGGTCGATTTCCACGGCATTGACCAGCTTGCGCATGGCGTCGGTGAACTGATCGGCCAGGATCTGGTTATAGACACCGGTCGAGCCGACTGCCCGCTGCTCTTCGCCGTTCCAGCGCACCGGAGCCGCCTTGGACTTGGTGATGGTGACGTCCGTGTGGTCGACGGTGGTGTCGCCCGAGTTCGCGGGTTGCGCGCCCGGGGTGATGTCTTCCAGTTCGCCCGCTTCGCCCAGAGGCACACGGACGGTTTGGCCGACGGCGGCCCGCTCGGCATTGGAGTCGCGGCGAACCGCAGGGATGAAGCCGACCATTTCACGGGAAACCGTGTTCAGGGCAGCATACAGGGTCGGGATAATCCCAGTCAGGGTGTTAGCCATGATGTTGATCCTTGAAAAATGAAACGAAGGTTGAATTGCAGGATCATCCGACCCTGATAGCGCCAGGCCTCATCCGAGGCGCCAGCCGGGGCAATGCGTTAATCGGTGAGCGTGACGGCCTTGTCGCCAGTGACAGCCGCCATCTGCTCGGAGGGGGAAAGCTTGGAGAACTGTTCGCGGCTCATGGTGCGAGCGCCACCTTGACCGCCGCCACCGCCGCCAGCCCCGCCGCCCGAAGCGCCCGAGCCCTTCAGGATCTGATCCTTGTAGGGGTACTGATCCACCAGCACCTGCAGGGCTTCGTCGAAGTCGGCCAGTTCGCCCGGGCGGGCGGCGGAGAAAATCTTGTTGCCGTTGGCGTCGTACGCCACGGTCTTGCCGTCTTCGACCTTGAAGGCCTGGCCGAAGCGGGCCTGCACCAGATCGGCGGGGATGGCGAATTTATCGGCGATGATCTTGGACCGGGCAAAGCTGCCGCCGATCTTCTCGGCGTAGAGTTGGTCTTCCAGCGCCTTGGCCTTGCTGTTCGCCTCGTCCAACTGCGCCTGGAAGGCCTTGCTGGCTTCGGCCTTCACTTTTTCGACCTCGCCGGCGTCAATCAGCTTCTTGCTGTCCAGGTTGGCGACCGTTTCCAGTGCCTTGATGGCGGCGGCCGGATCCTCGATGCCTTCGAAGCCCTTGAGCGCCTTTTCGGCAGCCTCTTTGGCTTCGCGGTGGCTCTTGGCTTCGGCGTTCAGGCGGCTGATCGTGTTGCGAGTTCCGGGGGCGTCGAACGCCACTTCCTTGCCGTCGTCTTCGACGTACACGGGCTTGCCGTCCTGCACCTCGGCGTAGGTCTTGCCGTCCACTTCCAGGGTTTTGAGCTTCATTGCTTTGCTTCCTCGGCCATCCGGCCTTTGTGGGCATCCGCCCGGGGCGCCTGCCGCTGTCCGGCGAACAGGCATGAAAAAGCCGCCCGAGTTGCCTGGGGCGGCCAGATACGACAAACCCGCCGAAGCGGGTCTATTTGATGGGTTTCAACTCAGTGACCATAGGGACAATCAGCCCGCGCTTGTAGCACTCGGCGCAGATGTCCTTGTGAATCACGGTGCCGCGTGTTCGGCGGCCATTGTGAACGGATGCGCCAACCTCGATGGTCGCGGCGGCACGTCCCCCGCAGCGATTGCACTGCAAAAGACCATCCGGGCGATCCATGCGGCGGATCCTGCGGCGCGTCTTTTCCTTCTCATCGGGCGCGGCAGGCGGGACGATGTAGAGCATCGGCTCATTCTATCCCCGCCCGCTCGAACGCGGCATGGTTTCGTTCGGCCAACTGGTCCAGCGTGAGGAGCCGCCCCTTGTCGTTGTGGAAGGCCTGGATGTCCAGACCGCCATCCCTGAACAGTTTGGCGCGCGTCTTACCCAAAACGTCATCCTGGACGCTGGCCGGCTGGCTTTTCAGCCAAGGGCCGTAGGTCAGGTTCGCGTCCACGTAGCCGTCCTGGCTCGATTGCGTCCCGCTGAATTTCGTCTGTCCCTTGAGCAGCCGCAGGCCTGTCGATCGGCATTGCCAGTGCGCGCGCCCAGGACCCCCCAAGTACGGATACTGATGACCGACCGGCTTATGGCTGGGTGTGTATTCCAGCCCAGAGCGCAGCCGGCAGATATCGCTGGTGCGCCCGTCCAGGGTCGAGATCCAGACCTCGTTTCCCAGAATGTCGTCGTTCGCCTCAAAAAAATCCTCACGCGCTGACTGCGCCGTGTGGCCCAATGCCGTGCGGACCACACGCTCGACGCTGCGCCGGTCGCCTTCGAGCAGGCCGTCGGCATAGTTGTTTGCCCTGGTGCCCCTGATCTGCTGCACAATCTGGTTCGTCGTCTGGCCGGACAGGTATCCGATACGGATGGCGTCGCGGATGCGCAGCATGCGGCTGCTTTCCATGCCGGCGGCCCACTCTTTCAGCAGCCGCCCCTGGAACGGGCGAGACAGCGCAGCCGCCCGGGCCTGGGCGGCCGTGATGCCGGCGAAGTCGACCTCGGGCACGGTATGCCGGTACAGGTTTCGGATGAACACCGCCTCGACCGGGGCCAGATCCTGCATGGCGCCCTTGATGCCTTGATGGACCGCTACATAGGCCTCAGCGTTCAGCGTACGCACCGACTGCAACACCTCTTCGATCTGCTTCAAGCCGGCCGAGGCCGGCAGGCTATCGAGCGCCACCGCGATGCGCTCCATGAGCGCCGCATCTGTGCGGTTCAGGATGGCGATGATGCGGCGGACCTCCGAGTTCGAATAGCGCGTCAGGTCGATCTGGTGGCGCGTCATCGCATCCAGGACGCTGCGCGGGAGCGATGCCATTACATCGTCCCCAGCGCGGGCCCGTCAGTTCCGGCTTTCTCGATTTCGTCAGCCGGGATCAGGTCCGGCGCCAGCATGCCGCGGCGCTGCAGTTCGCGGATCGCCGTCTCCTTGCTGATGAGACCCGCCTGCTGCAGCGACAGGATCAGTTGGGCCGACGCGTCGGTCAGGGTCGCGGCACCGAAGTCCTTGAAGAGACTGACGTGGCCACCCTGCGCCTCGCCCACCCAGTCCGCCATGAATTGCAGGCACTGATCCAGGCTGTCCTCGAATGCCTCGACAATGCGCTGCAGTTCGGACTTGTTCGCCTCGGCATCGTTGTTCGCCTCGGTGGCGGAGCGCTGACCGGGCTTTTGCACCAGGAGCTCAGCGCCAGTCTGGATCATCTGGCCTTCCAGATCTTGCAGCGACTCACGGCCGGCGGCAATCGCAGCGCCGCCATGTTCGACGAACTTCAGGTCGCCGCCCTCGGGAATGCGAACGGCAGATGAAGCGCCGACGGTCAGCTCGAAACCTTCATCACTGGTGATGGCCGCCAGGATCGGTACGCGCGCCACGTGCAGGATCGTGTCCTGGTCGCTCTGGCTCTGCCAATGCTTCACGTTCAGGTGCGCAAGATCCAGCAGGGGCGACTCGCCCAGCATGAAGCCGGTCTTCCTGCCGTAGAACGGCACATACGGGATTTCGGCCAATGTCGTGGCGCCGGACTCGATCAGGGCGTATTCGTCCTTTTCGCCCTTTTCCCAGACTTCCCAGGAGCCGGGACGCAGCACGCGCACGCGCTCGACCGTCTTGGTGCCGTACTCGCCGTCCTCTTCTTCGGCAGCTTCCTTGATGCGCAACTGGGTCAGGCGCAACACGCCATTGACTCGCCCAGCGCGCCAGCCAAGGATCTGATCGTGATCGACGCGGACCAGATAAGGCCTGGCGTTCACCGCCCGCTCATCTGCCAGGGTCCGCACGCCATCAGTGCGCGGAAACTCCACCAGCACGCCAGCGATACCGTACCCCAGCACCTCTTCCATCATGCCGGCGGCAAACGTGTGCAGGTTCGTGCCTTGCAGGTCGCAGTCGTCGCACCATTCGCGGATCCGGGCCGGAACGTCGTCACCGTAGGTCAGCGCCTTGGAGAACGGCTTGCCAGCCATGACGCCCAGGGTGCGACCGAAGGCAGGAAACAGCGTGGCCGTGGACAGGCGCGCCTGATAGCTCTCGCCGGACTCGTTGGGCCATTGCGGCAGGCGCGACTTGCCTGCGGCGCGCATGGCGCGAGTGCCGCCCAGCAGATCGGCGGCCAGCTTCCAGTCATCGGACAGCGCGTCAATCTGCGGGGATGGGTCGGAGACTTTGAGCATTACATTCTCAGGGGTTTGACGACGGCCGCACCGCGCCGCTTGATGAGTGGCCCCAGCGCATAGCGGCTCGCGTCGATGTAGTGGTTGTTCTTGTCCACGATGTCCGTCAGCACATCGCCGGTCAGGCGGTCGACCTTGTAGCTGTACGTCCTCGCCTCGTGAAGCGTCTTCGTGCAGCGCGGATGAATCACGATCTCGCGGTATGACCGCAGGTGCGCGATGCCGTCCTCGACGCTGCCCTTCCACTTCTCCACGCCGACAATGCGCGGCAGGCACTTGCGTGTGCCACGGCCGTCGCTCTTGACGTGGCTGATGGTCTCCGGCCGGGCCGAGTCGGCGCGCACCGCGTGGCTCTCGATGCCCGGCAGCCGGGCAATCATGAAGTCCGCGATGTCGTCGTTCTCGAGTCCGACCTTGCCGGCCTCGTGCTCGATGTACAACCGCTGGTCGTGAATCCAGCACTTGACGCCTGCCGTCGGGTCCTGGCTGAAACCCCAGTCGATACCGAAGTACGGGCCGTCCCAGTCGGCGGCCGGCGTGAACTCGGCCACCCGGTACTTCCCGGACAGAATCTGCGCTTCGCTGTTCTCGCGATACGCACCATCCCAGATCCAGGCATAAGTCTGGTCGTCCAGCAGATTGCGGTCGTTTCGCCGTTCCTCATCCAGTTCAGGCGGAAACCAGGGGTTGTCCGTGTAGTTCAGCTCGGCGATCCGGCTGTTGGCCGGCGGGCTTTTCCGGAACCGCTTGTCGGTCGGGCTGCCATCCTTTTCCGGGTTCCAGGTGACCCATATCTCGGAGCCGGCCTCGCGCACGGTCGGGCGCAGCTTGATCCACGCCATCTCGCTGACGTCCTCGCCCTCGTCGACCCACGCGATCAGGATGCGGGCCTTGGACTTGATGCTGTTCAGGCCGTGGCGCAGACCGGCAAAGGCGTATGACACCCGCCGATTCTTCGTGCGGATGTACTTCTCGCCGATGTCGAAATAGGCGTCGAGCCAGGGCACGGACAGGATCGCCTGCTTGACCTCCTCCATCGAGGAGTCTTCCAGCGAGTTCATGTACTCGCGGCCGCACAGTATCTTGCCCGAGACGCCAGCCTCGGCAAACATATATGCCCGCACAGCCGTCATCAGGGCGAAACTGCGCGTCTTGCCGCTGCCGCGCCCACCATGGGCGCCGCGATACCGGGCCGGGTCGCTGAAAACCGGGATCAGCTTCGGCGGTAGCTCAATCCTCGCTTTGCTGGACATTGGGGGCCACCAGTTCGATCGTGGTGGGCATGGTCGGGATGGGACCGCCGTTGGGGCCGCTCACCTCGCGTTTGTTCGTGAACATGCCGCCCTGCTCCTTGGCGGCCTGCTCGAGCACAGCCGCCGCGGCCGCCACGTTGCCTCGCGCAATGTGCCGGTCGTAGATCTTGCCTAGGGCGCGCAGCCGGAAGGCCTGGTCCGCGATGGGGATCTCTGCCACGGCCTCGCGAAACTTCGTGCGGGTGTCCTCGAACAGATCGCGCCACTTTCTCGCCAGCTTGGCGCCGGCCACCTTCGTGGGGTCGTACTGGGCGACCTGCATGCGCGGCACATCGATGCCCATCTCTTCCTTCAGGGCCGCCGATACCTCGCTGGGGGTGTCGTAGCAGGCCAGCGCTTGGACGATGAAGCGCTTGGCCGCATCGGTAAGCGTTGCCATGCAAAATTCCTTTCAGGTCAGGCGGCTTTCATCAGGCAGGTGCCGCAGGCATGCGCGACGCTGGCGCCGGAGACGGCCGGCGGGTGTTTCGCCGCCTCGACCATCCGCGCAACCTGGGCGCTGGCACCATAGCGCTGCACCACACCGACGAACTCCTCGACGTCGTGACCGCGCAGGGCCAGCCTGGGCATGCCGTCTTTCGTGAACTTGGGCGCGCCGAACTCGTCCTGCTCCTGGCCGATGTGGTAGAGCTCATGTTCGACCAGGGCGCAGAACTCGGCGTCGCTGCACTGGGCGCAGAAGTCGGCGGCCAGGGTGATCAGGAAATCCGGCACGTGGCCGAACCAATCGCGCAGTTGCTGTTCCTGGCGGGCCTTCTGCCACCCGCCGGCGCGGATCATGACCTGTTCGGCTTGGCCAACTACCGCGCGGCCGCGCTTGGCAAAAGCCGACGACGCCCACAAGAAGCCGATATCGGCGTCCAGCAGATGGATGTGGTCTGGGTTGTGGAGGGGGCCGTCTTCGGCCAGGATGGTTTCCTGAGCCCAGGCGGACAAGTCGGGGGCCGGCGCCAGGCTCAGATAGAGCAGATCGCCAGACAGCAGATCATCAGGCGGTGCCGGGCGAACGATCTCTGCTCGTTTATCTTGTGATGGTCTGGCCATAGTGCGCCTTTGAGACGCCTATGGCGCACTCCTTAGAAAGCAGCGCGTCAATCGTGAAAACCACCGATTTCCACTCTGCTCAACAAAGTTACTATTTGTACGATCATGGCAAACCGGAGGAAACATGGCCGCCTACACAGACAAAACCAAACAGTATCTTCAGCTAGTTGCCCACCAACAGCACTGGGATGCGTCGTACTCGCCTGGCGACATAGTCCCATATTCCGGTATTTACCGGTGCCGAGCCTGCGGCAAGGAGATCACAAGCAACGGCGGCGACCCGTTCCCCCCTCAGAACCACCACCAACACTCGCCATCGAGGCCCATCAGTTGGCATCTGATAGTCAGAACCGACACCGACGGGAATAGATTCGGTCTCTGAAAATACCGCGCCCCACTCAGCATTCACCAAGCGGGGCGCGAAAAGCAGCGGTGGCTGCGAGGAGACATCATGAAACTGGCTGCGCTCCTGGGATTCGAACCCAGCCGCCCAAGCCTATCGTGTGCAACGCCACAAGGCTGAGCTTACGTTGCCTACCCAGTACCCACTGGGGTCGCGCATCAACTTATTCTATCGCCCGGCGATCAACCCAGGCGGCCTGCAATGCAGGACTTCAGCCGCACCCAGCCGAAGCCGGGCCGGTAATCAAACGGATCCATTGCTGGAAGGGCCTCGGCTGCATCTCGCGCCTCGATCCAGGATCTGGCCTCAATCACGGCCAGCGTGTCGCCGTGACTGTCGTCATCCAGGATCACGCGGCCCTCTGTGTCGGAGACCGATAGACAGAAGATCACAGGCGCTCCAACGAAAAAGGCCCCGCTATCTGCGAGGCCTTGCGTTTCTTCAGGGCGTAAGAGCCCTGCACGTATTATTGCGGTTTGCGTTGCGGTCCGCCACAACTTCATGTTGCGGTTTCCACCAGTATTCCGCATCGGCTCCGTATTGGATCTCTTGGCGGGTGCTGGCGACCTGCCCGGATTCTTCCAGGGCGTACAGCACGCGCCGGACCCCTTCCCTGATCGAGGCCCGCTGCTTCGGTGTCGCACGCGGGGCGACGCTATTGACGATGCGGCGCATCTTGAACCTGACGCCGGGCAGCGCCCCCATCAGGCTGATCACCTCATGCGCATACTTCACACTCAAACTCCTTGAAAACCTCGATCTTGAATTCGTCCAGGCAGGCCGCGTACTGGTCCCTGGTGATCTTCAGGTCGACCCGGGCGCGCTGCCGGCGAGTGTTGCCAACGCGGGTCCACACCGGCCGCATCTGGCCCTCATGGAGCTCGACACTGCGCTCGTACTGATCGAACCTGGAGCGCTGGGTGTATTCGTAGCGCAGGACGCAGCGCGTCAGGGTCGGCAGCCGATCGAATATCTCCTGCACGCGCTGGGCGCGATCCGGGTTGAAGATCACGCGGGGCGGCACATCGCCCGCCTCGGACTCCCAGTCTGGGGCTTGCCAGCCGCGCTCAGCCGAATAGCACCGGCCCGGCTCCCTGGGTTCCGGCGATTCTCCAGCCCAGCACCAGGCGATCCAGTTCTCGATCTCGGCGCGCACGAAAGTCGGGTATTCCATCAGCGCCTCCACACGGGTGAATTCTCGTTCCCATTCCCCGCCCTGCCCGCCGTCGCCTGCATCTTGGGTTCCGCCAGCGCGGCGCGATCGAGGTTGTGACGCATCATGGACAAAGGCTTGATCGTCAGCGGCCTGAATTTCGGCGGCTCTCTGCGGGCCGCCACCGGCAGGGTATCCAGCCAGGCGCTGATGAATTCGGTTTGATCGCCCACGCATGCGCGGCCGGTCTCGACCTCGATGGCGTAGACCAGGGCGTCGATCTTCTGCAGCGACCCCTTGTAGCCGGCCTTGCGCAATGCCTCCCTGGCGCGCTCGTGGGTGTGGGATTTTCGGTGGAGATAGTCGGCCATCAGAATTCCTCCACATCCCAGCCGCCGCCGTTTTTCTTGGCGCGCACCTTCACGGCGACAAACCGCATCGGGTACTGATCGGCCGCGACCTTGATCTTCACGCGGGCATCGTCCTGCCAGAAACCCTTCACTTCGTGACACTCGAGCGTGCCGTCAGCCAGCATCACCACGAAATCCGGGCTGTAGAACGTGTTATCCGCCAGGCGCAACTTCATGCCCTCGAAGCGATACCAGAGGATCTCGCCGGCGGCCTTGCGAGTCTCCAGGTGCTGAGCATAGGCGGCCTCGGTTTTGTTCATCTGGCCGGTCTTGAGGCGCCCCAGGGCCTGCATCTTGCGTATCGCACCGGTATTGCTTCTCGCCTGTCGATCGCGCGGGAACGCCAGGTCTTCCAGGCAGGTTGGGCGGTCATGAAAAGTCATGGGCTTCCTTCTTCAATCTGAATTGCCGCTTCACTTCGGCCTCAAGGTATTTCTGTGCTTCCGGGCCGCGTTTTTTGCCGATGGCGTCAAGCTCGGGCTTGCGCTGGCCGTAGGGCAAAGAAAGGATGTGGCGGGCCTCGCACTCGCGGCGGTGCTGTTCGATGGCGTCAGTCACGGAACCCCCGGCGCTGCGGCTTTGCTGGCTCTTCAGGCGGAACCCAGGTGCAGTTCTCGAACCGCATCTGATCGCCCAGGTAGGTGAGCGGAACCTTGCCGACCTTGCCTTGGCGGTTTTTCAGGACGTGCAGTTCGGCAAAGCCCTTGTTCTGCGTGTCCGGGTTGTCCTGTTCTTCTCGATACAGGCCCAGCAAAATGTCGCTGTCCTGCTCGATGGATCCACCGTCGCGGAAGTCCGCCGGGATCGGCCGCTTGTTCGTGCGTTTTTCGACCTCGCGATTCAGTTGGCTCAGGGCCAGGATGCCGATGTTCAGCGTTTTGGCGAGGATCTTCAGGCCCTTGGTGATGGCTTCGATCTGCAGGTAGCGCTTTTCCTCGGTACCGGTCATCAGCTGCAGGTAATCGACCACCAGCAGATCCAAGCCTGACTTGCGCTTCACGGCGCGGGCCTTGGTCACCACCTGCAGCAAGGACAGGCCCGGCTCGTCATCGATGAAAAACGTGGTTTCTTCCAGCCGCTGGACTGCGTGCGTCAGGCGAGACCATCCATCGCTTTGGCCCAGGTCGCGATCAGCCTTTGCAAGCGCCGTTGCCGCGATCTTCCCGACACTGGCGACCGCGCGCTCCGTGACCTCAGCCTCAGGCATTTCCATGGACAGAAACAGGACGCTGTGCTCGGCCAGCGTGGCGTTCAGCGCGACGGTCTCGCCCAGCGCGGACTTGCCCATGCCCGGGCGGGCGCCCAACGTGACCAAGGCGCCGCGGCGGATGCCGCCGTTCAGGATGTCATCCAGATCCTTCAGGCCGGTGGGTATCCCAGGATTCGGCCCTTCGCCATGCAGCCGGACGTCCAGCGCGTCGACGTAGCGCCGCAGAGCGTCCCGAATGCTGGCCGGCTCCCGGCGCGTCGTGGTTTCCGCCAGCTTGCCGAACTCAGCCTGGGCGGCGTCCAGCTTTTCGGCGGTAGGCAACGGCCCTTGGACGATCTCGTGGACCGTGTTGGCGGCCTTGAGCATCCCGCGCAGCAGCGCCTTTTCCCGCACGATGTCGGCGTAGCGCCCGATATTCGCGGCGCTCGGGGTGTTCGACATCAGATCGTTCAGGTACCGCAGGTCGGCATCCTGGCCGGCTGATCGGATCGAGTCGAACAGTGTCACCACGTCGGCCGGTCTTTGCTGAGCGATCAGGCGCTGGATGTGGTCGAAAATGACGCCGTTTCCGTGTACGTAGAACTGCTCCCGGCGTAGATCGCCAATTCGGTCGATGGCCTCGTTGTCCAACAGCAGGCCGCCCAGGACTGCCTGTTCTGCATCTTTGCTTTGCGGCAGCGCCGCGAGCTCGTAGGGCGCGTTCATGCTTTCCTCTCGTGTTGTCCGCCCTTCACTTTCGTGAAGCCTTCGCGGCTGATCAGGTAATCCAGGCCGACGCCTGGCGGAAGGTCGCAGTTCTCCGCGATGTAGGGGAAATACCGGACCCAGAAGTCAGGCCTATCGCTCAGGCCCATAAAGTCGTCCAGGCGGCCAGCCCTTGCCTCAGAGAACACGTCGGCATCGATGATCCCTAGCTGCTCGCCCAGCGCGCCGTTGTAGGCTTCGATCACGGCCCGTTGCTCGGCCGTGTATTCGACTTGGATTTCATCGGTCCAGCAGCCCTTGTTCAGCCAGGTGGCCGGGTGTTTGATGTATTTCCGCTCAGCATGCTTGCCTGCAGCCTTCTCGCGATCCAGGGCCGCCAGCATCTCGGCAAGCAGGCCATCGTCAGGATTGAGTTTGGCAAACGCCGTCTCAGCATCTTTGCGGTCGGTTTTCCTCGGGTACGCAGCGTAGAAGCGGTTGAACCGCTCTCGCTGGTCGGTAGTCATTGCCGCCTTGCCCTTGAGCTTGGCTACTCGTGCCGTGAGGTCCGCAGCCGCTTGCGGCGAGGGGATATCTTTTGTCTTTTGGTAGTTGTCTTTTGAAGGGTTGTCTTTTGTGGTTGCTCTTTTGGCAACGGGGGTGGTTGCTGATTCAGCAACGGGGGGGTTGCTCTTTTGGCAACGGGTTGCCGATTCAGCAACGGGTTGCTCTTTTGGCAACCCCCATTGACCAAAATTCTTGTTGATACCCAGGTTGTGACCGTGCGTGCCCACAGTGCGCGTGAGAATCTTCAGGTCGGCCAGTTCGCGCACTGTTCGGCTCAGGTGGGCCTTGTCTATACCGGTCATGGCGGCCAACTGACCCAGGCCGATGTCGTCCTGTTTTTTGTTGAAGCCATATGTCTTGCGCACGATTGCCATGGACACCGCCCACTGACGCGCAGTCAGCCCGGCGGCCACCATGGCGTCCAGTAGATCGTTGGCAATGCGGGTGTACCCGTTCTCAAGCTGCGGGGATTCCTTTGCCATGTCAACGAGTCTCAGGTGGGCGGCGACCATGCCGTCAGTCCTTGAAGCCGGAGGCCAGCGGCCCAGAGGATTTCGACGTTGCCACTGCAATATCAATGAGGCTGAAAACCTGGTGGATTCCCAACTTTCCGCGACATGTGCGAGCCAACTGGTCAACTGCCTCCTCGAACGGGTCAACAGGGAAAGACGTTCCTTCTGGCAAATACTCCCAGGCCCAGAACGTCAGAACATCCGCAGCCTGCTCCCACATGTATCCCGGAATGCTCGCAAGAACCGTCTCGATGCGTTCCCTGTGCTGATGGTTCTCTTCGTGACACGATTCGCATAGCGCCTCGAAGTTGTCCAATTCGTAATCCCAGGCCATGCGCCCTTTGATGTATCGCTTGTGATGGACGTGCAGCATCTTTTCTTCTTCACCGCATTGCTCGCACTTCCATCCGGCCCGCTCCAGAACGAGCAAGCGCATCTTCTGCCACTCCGGACGCCTCAGTTGTTCGGCATACGTCAATTTCATGTCGATTTCCTTTTCGACTCCTGCAAAATGCACGGCGGCAGGCGGGCAGGAAAACCGCTTTTCGGGAATGACCCTAGCCGTGTGCAAACTCATCAATCGCCCCCGTGCACCATGCGCGCCAGCGGCACGATGGCTTTCAGATAGGCCGATTCCACATAGGCCGGCCATTTGTTCTGGCGGATCAGCAAGGAGCGTGTGGCGTCCACCGACTCCCATTCGACCCGGGCGCGTTCCTGGCGCGTGTAGATGCCGCCTTGGTCGTGCAGGACGTGGCAACCGACAACGCCGGGACGGCTGCAGCACAGCGGGAACGTCAGGGCGTCTGATGTTTTCAGGCCCAGACCTTTCCCCGCGTTTGCATGGGCGGCCTGGCTGAACCCTACGATGCCGCACTTAGCGCACGGCAGGCTAGCGACGGCCTGGCGGTGTTCGATACTGCGAAACGACCGCTCGGGCCTGCGGTAATGCTTGATGGCCGTGCCTTGCGATTCCGCGACCCGCTGCGCCAACCCGGGGCCGCGCTTGTGCTGGCCACGCGCCATCGGCTTAGTTGCCTTCATCGGCGTCTTGCGCTGCAGGGGCTTGCCGGGCTTGAGGGTGGAGTTCCAAATAGTCATGCCGGCCGACTCCACGATTTACCGCTACGGATCGAATAAATTGTGGTCGTGGAAACCTGATATAAATTTGCAAGCAACGACGCCTTGATCCGGGATGTTCGAATGCGAGCAACGACATCGCGGGTTAGTTTTGCCCTACCGTTGTGCTCGCCGGATGCTGAAGCAAGCCCATTCCGGTATGCGTGTGTCGTATTTTCCGACGGCGTTACGAGCTCTAGATTGCAAATCCGATTGTCGGATTTCACGCCGTTAATGTGATTGATTTGAAGTCCTTTCGGAATCGGCCCATAGACGGTTTCCCATATAAATCTATGTACTGAATACGAAAGCTTCCGTGCGGAATTTACGATGTACATATATCCATCTGGACCAACCTTCCTGATCGGCTTTCCTCGAATTCCGTACACGATCCCGCGAACAGGGTCTACCGTATATCCATTCATGCGCATACCTGTCCCTCCACCTTCTCGACCGGAAATTCCAGCCGCACGCCCTTGCTCAGGAAATCAGCCTGGACGGCTTCGGCGTACTTGGACAGTTGCTTACGGCCCATCAGCGACGTGACCGGCAGAATCGCCATGACAGCCAGCTTCTGCTCGTAGGTCATGCCCTTGATCGTGCTGTCGTAGGCCAGCCGGAAATCCTCGTTCTCGGCACGCAGGATCGGGACGCCATGATGCAGTTTGCAGTAGCACTTCCAGCCCTTCGCGTCGTCTTCCGGCAGTTCAGCAGCGATCTGCGTGTACCAGGCGTGGGTGAAATTGTTCTGCGGCAGGGTGCGCGGACGCTCCGTGTCCAGAGTGATCCGCAAGTAGCCGCTGGCCTTCTGCAGGCGCGTGGCTTCGTTGAAGATCGGGAACAGGGCGTCCGGGGATTCGGCGATGTGTGTCGTCATCACCGCCCCCACCGATCAATGATCCAGGCGAGAGCCAGGGCGGTAGCGACGAACAGCCCCCCGATGACGCCAGCGAATGTGAGGATGTCGGTCATTGCGCCATCCCCTTCAGGCCGTTGCGCTTGGCGCGGACCACTGCCCGCCCCTTGCGCAGTTGTTCGATGGCCTCCACGAACTCCCGGTCGGCAGCATCCAGATCAGATTCGGTCGGGTTATCCGGCAGGGACGCCAGCGCGAAGGTTGCTTCCGAGCACTCCTTGATCGTGCCCGGCAGTATCTGGCTGGGGGTGGCGCTCTCGTCGATCTCGTGCAAGCCTTTGGCCGCCATTCCAAACGGGCGCAGCCAGGCGTTCAGGTAGCCCAGGCGCAGATCCTCGGGCATTGCCAGCAGGATCGAATCCTCGAAGTTGGCCGGCATGAAGTTGCTGTCCTTGGTCTTGTCGTCCAGCCAGCGAAAGACCCGATCCGCAGCGTTTTTCGCCAGCGTGAACGAGTCGCCGTGCGTATCGAATTGCAGCTTGGCGCGGCCATTGAAGCCGGAGCCCACATGGGCCTCAACGATAGCCACGGCCACTGCCTCACGGCTGCCAGCACGGACGCGCCACTGGTCCACGAACTCCATCAGGATCGCCAGCTTCGTTTTCTGCGACGCACGTTGCATGACCTGCTGCGGCTGGCTGTTTACAGTGTGTGCCATTGATACCTCGGGAATTACGAATGGATGGAAATGCGGGATGGCCCGACAATGCGGGCATGCAACCGACCAAAACCGAAGCCCTGCTCAGGCAGGCAAAGGCGATTTGCCAGGAAGTGACGGGCCGCGAAGACGTGTCCGACGATCTGCTTTGCAGCGTCTTTCGACGCCTGGAACTGGAGGCCGATCTTGTGGACGACGACCTTCTGGACGCGCTCGATGCGGCCCAGCAGGGGCTCATGCACTGATGTGTCAGGCGGTCCGATGGGCGTCCTGTCGTCGGCCGGATCAGGGCGCCAGGGATGTTGGGCGGCCGGCTCCAGCCGGGTATGCTTGGGAGTGCCAACAACCAAACCGTTCCGGGAGGAACCGACCATGACGGACATCGAGATTTGCGCCCAAATGACGCTCATCAAAGCGCTGATGGAGAACGTGTACGGAAACGCCTTCGAGGGCGATCCGGAGGCATTCGAGGCTTTCATGGACGACCTCTCAAAGCGGCTGCGATTCCGCCTGCAAGCACCCGCACATGCGACAGCAGACGACGCAGAATGGCTACAGGCCATGCAAGCGCAGACGCTGAAGGATGCGGATGCTTTTCGTGATCGGGTGCTGTCAGCAATCCGTCCGGACGGCGATGCAGGGGCATGATGGCTTCAATCTTGGATGCGCCGAAAACGCCCGGACCGGGCGTGAAGCGAGGGAAACGGGGCTCAGTCATTCCAGCCCCCTCCCCTGCGATCGCTCAGCAGCGCGAGGATGTAGCCAAGGACGCCGCCAGCGACGAAGCACACCAGGCCGGTCAGCATGATGGTCAGATCAGACATTGGCGGTCTCCTTGGGGACGGGCTCTCCGAATTCCGCGATCAGATCCGCAGCCTTGAGGCGACGATCAGCCTTTGTGAGCCTGGAAATCACATCCACGGACGGCCGCTTTCCCCGCCATTTCGTGGCGATTTGCCACAGATAGCCAACATCAACGCCGGCCTTGTTTGCCAGTTCTTTGCGGCCCTCTTGATCGAGGGTTTGATAGAGGTCGGATAGCTTCATGGTGCATATCTTAGCGCCGCGCTATACGCCAGTCAATAGCGCGGCGCTGCACCACTGGATTAGCGGAGCGCTATTTAATGGACGACATGAAGCCAGTTGAAGAAATTCGTCGAGACAACCTGCAACAACTTGTCCAGCAATCGGGCGGGATAAGCTCGCTCAACACCAGACTTGGCCGCTCGGCACGAGACTCGACCTTCAATCAAATATTGAACCGCTCTGTAAACAGCAAGGGGGGCAAGCCGAAATCCATGGGTCCCCGCATGGCGCGTTCGATTGAAGAAGCGCTCTCATTGCAGGAAGGGTGGATGGACACCCCACATAGCGGCGACTCGAAGGCCGCTCCTGCTGAAGTGTCTGCAACAGACATCACCATCCAGCAATACGACGCCGCCGGCTCGATGGGCAATGGCCTGGATTTGCCCGACCAGCCGGGGGTGATCCAGAACCTACGTGTCAACAAAGAATGGCTGTCGAAGAACATCAGGGCCTACAGCGCGGCGAAGAACCTGTGCGTGGTAACCGGGTTCGGGGACTCCATGCAGCCCATGTTCAACCCAGGCGATCCGCTGCTGGTGGATCTGGGCGTCACATCCGTGGAATTCGATGCGGTGTACTTCTTTCGCGTGGATAACCTGGGCTACGTCAAGCGTCTGCAGCGCATCCCTACTGAGGACGGCCTGGTGATCCGGGCGATTTCTGAGAACAAGGATGCCTACGATCCGTTCAACATCACCGACAAGATGGACTTCCAGGTGATCGGGCGCGTGTTGAAGGTGTGGCGCAGCCAGGAGTTCTGAGGCCGCGCCTTCTGGTGCGGCTTCGGCCTGTAGGCCCAGCAAACACTGATGAGGGGGTGCCGCAAATGATGAATGGCTCAGGAATGTTATTGCCGCTGGTTGGCTATCTCGTACTGATCGGGATCCCGGCAGCGGTCATTTTGGGAAAGGCCGGGTACAGCAAGGCCTGGGTGATCTTGGCATTCATTCCGGTGGTGAACCTGATCGCGCTTTGGGTGTTCGCGTTTTCCAAGTGGCCCGCGCTTCGCGAGTAGCGACCTCGGCCTCTGAGAAACCCTGATTGATGAGCGCGGACGAGAGGATTACTTTGGGCCTGAAGGTAACAAAACCTTAATAACAATGTGGATATGTGAGGAGAACCATGAAAAAGATCATCGCAGCCGCCGTCCTGGCCGTCTTCGGCGTCATCGCAACGGCACCAGTCTGGGCGCACAGCGGCGGCACCGACAAGAACGGCTGCCACATGAACCACAAGACCGGGACCAGGCACTGTCATTGAATTCGACAAGGCCGTCCTACAACAGGCCCGCAGGGCCAACACAAGGAGGAGCAGATGGCTAGGTTTATTCTCAATAGCAACCAGCAGCCTAACGGAGACAACGAAGTCCACAACGCGACGACGGGCTGCAACTGGATGCCAGAATCACAGAACCAGATCAATCTTGGCGAGTACACCAGTTGCCATGGGGCTGTTGCCGCCGCAAAGGCCACATACAGCAATGCCCGCATCAATGGATGCATTCACTGCTGCCCGGCTTGCCATACAACTTGAGCAGAACAAAGGAATCTCGGCCCGCCTGCTCGGCGGCCGGGATCATGAGGCCACGCCTTCTGGCATAAATGTAGGGTGGAAATGTATGAACAGGGAGAACCCGTAAATGTCGCATCAACAAGAAATCGCACTGTCGTCGACTGAGCCTCACATCGGCTCTCAGCAACAATCCGTCCTGCACATCGCCCCCACTCACCAGCCGTTCCAGAACCTCCAACTCAAGTCTGAGTTGGGTTTCATGGATGTCATCGGCCACATGATCGTCTGGGTGCTGCTCTCGATCGTGACGCTGGGCCTGGCCCTGTTCGTGTTTCCGTACTACATGCAGCGCTTCATCATCAGCAAGACCTTCGCCTACGACGGCGAGGGAAAACGCGTCGGGCGACTGGTATGCACGATCGACTTGGCCAGCATCATCGGCAAGATCATCCTGTGGGCGATCATCAGCATCGTGACCCTTGGCATCGGTTACCTCGTGTTCATGTACAAGATCACGGCGCACTGCATGACACATACGAAGATTGTTGGTGTGAACTCGCTGTAGATCGCCCTGCCCTTCGCTGTGTTCGGCATCAAGAAGCGGCTCGATGCGATCCTGGTGGAACTGAAGCGCATCAACAGGAGCATCAGGCCGCCTGAGGGCAGGTAGACCGCGCCTTCTGGTGTGGGGTTGGGGTGTGGAAAAACCCTGATTGAGTGATGGCTGATGAGGGGCCACTTTTGAATGATTAGTAACAAAAAAATCATCCTAGGAAACAATTAATGAGCCGACATCTGTTCCATCCGGTAATAGGCGCCCCTTTGGATTCTTTGCTGCTGGACACTGCGAACCCCCGCATTCGCTCAGCCAAAACGCAACAGGAGTGCATCGATCGCGTGATGCGTAAGCAAACACAGATGATGAACCTGATCAAGAGCATTGCCCAAGATGGCTTAGGAACCATGCCCATTCTGCTGTATCGGCCAGACTCAAACCGTGAGGAATGGATCGTAAAGGATGGCAATCGGCGCGTTACCGCCCTGAAACTCTTGAATGAGCCTTCTAGATGCTCAGACAAAGGGATGCGCGATCAGATCGAAGACGTCAGGAATCGCCACAAGGACAATATTCCGTTAACGGTTGACTGTTTGGAATCTGCTGATCCGGCGGTTTTGGCCCGCGAGGTCTTGGCTAGACATGGCGGAGCAATGGATGGTGTGGGTCAACTTGGCTGGGAAGCCTATCTCCGCACCGTCTTCCAGATCGCGTCGAACATGGCAGCAGACAACAAGCGGGCGGGACAGTACCTGCTTTGGGCTGAGGCCAATGGAATACCAGTAGAGGACGATTTCCCAGTAACCACCCTCACCCGGTTCTTCAGCGAAGCGAACTTGAAGCGGCTTGGATTCGCCATTGAGGATGATCAGCTTGTGCCGAACCTACCCCAAGAAACGGTGAGGCAGATGGTTTTGAAAGTTGTCACAGACTTCGGCATCAACAAGAAAAATGTCAGCGACGTGTTCACTGCAGATCTGGCGAGTGGATACATCGACCAAGTGCGCGAAGCGGTGGGCGAACCGAATGATACACCTACACCTACACCGCCACAGCCTGGAGCAGGGGCGCCCAACCCGCAAGATCCGGCATCACGCTCAGATGATCGTTCCGATCCGACCGACGAGGGAGAAAACAACCCGAGGGATGCTGCCCCTCGCCCACCCAGGGGCAGTAGGCCGCCAAGTAAGCCCGCGTGGGATAGAACAAAACTGTTTTGGCGGGGATCCCCCGCTCCCTCTGTTCCCAACACAGAGATAAAAGTTAGACAGATTCTCTTTGAAATAAGCAGAATACCTAAAACACAGGACATGCCATTGACCTGCGCAATGCTGATGCGCGCGTTGCTAGAGGCGACGGTGAATGACTATATGTCGCGGAACTCTATCAGAGATAAAGGCAATCTTTCGAAGAACACAACAGCCGTGGCCGACTCCCTTTTTAATGCCCAAGTGATCGATAAATCACTAATGGAGGTCGTTAAGGCCTATGCGATTACAGATAGAGCCCAGGTCTCCCTCTTCAACATCGACACGATCCAAAAGTACATTCACAGGGATACGCACCTGCCCGGCTACACGACGCTGCACACTATGTGGGACGAAATCGGAGATTTTATCCGGGCCTGTTGGGCGACCCGATAAGGCTGGCCAAGGCCAAACAACCAGCGTATCATGAGGCCCGAAAGGACGGACTCCCTATGTATTTCAACACCCCGCTTCGCTATCCTGGTGGCAAGGGCAAACTTACCGACTACATCAAGCTTTTGTTCGTGCAAAACGACCTGATCGGCGGTGAGTACTGCGAGCCCTACGCTGGCGGCGCTGGCATCGCCATCAACCTGTTGTTGGACGGCTACGCCTCGGCTATTCATTTGAACGACCTCAACCGAGGCGTCTATTCGTTCTGGCAATCAATTCTCAGCTGGCCAGATGAGTTCTGTGCTCGTGTTGATGAGGTCCCCGTCAACATGGATGAATGGTATCGACAGCGTGAAGTCGCGTTCGACGATACTAGCTCAGAATTTGAATTAGGCTTTGCCACGTTTTTTCTGAATCGCTGTAACCGCTCTGGAATCATCAAAGGGGGTGTTGTAGGAGGCAAGAGCCAGGCAGGCCCGTGGAAGCTCGATGCGCGCTTCAAGAAGGAAGATCTCATAAGCCGGATCAAAAGAATAGCGCTGCGTAGCGATCAGATCCACGTCTATAACCGCGATGCAGCAGACCTCATCACGGAAGTATTGCCCGGTTTGCCACAAAACGCACTTGTGTATCTGGATCCACCGTACTACGTGAAAGGGGCAGGACTCTACCAAAATTTTTACGAGCATGAAGACCATGAGCGGATCGCCAAACTGGTGAGAACGAAGATCGCGCTGCCGTGGCTCGTTTCCTACGATTATGCGCCTGAAATTTTGGACATGTATCGTGGCTGCCACACCATTTCATGCGGCATCAACTACAGCGCACAGAACCGCTACAAAGGTGCGGAAGCCATGTTCTTCAGCCCAAAGCTGGAAATTCCTGACATACAAAACCCAGCGAACATCCGGGCGGCATAGCGTTCGATATCCCCACCAAGCCCTCTCCGGAGGGCTTTTTCATGCCTGTCATGCGACAAGACGCATCCAGGGGTAACAAGGTAGACTAGTCAATCGCAGACCGGAAAAGGATAGAAATTATGAAGATGTGTTTTGCCGCTCTGGCCATCAGCATGGTGGCGATGGCGCCCGCGACGGCTGCCGTGGACCCAATATCGTTGTCTGAAACCCAAAAAATCATCGCCAACAGCATCATTCAGGATGATGTCGATTCCTTCCTTCAAGGCGGAGACTCGCAGATCGCGGAATCCCTCGACGCCAAGTTCTATCCGGCGCAGGAAATTTTCGATGACTACGACGCAAATCAGGTTGCCGCAGACGTCAAGTATCTCGATAAGAAAGTGGTCGTTCACGGGAAGATCGGCAGCATAAATAGTGGCCTCGGAAACACGCCATACGTAGTGTTCAAGATCAAAAGTGGCTTCGGTGGACCCCAGGCGCATTTCTCCAAAGAAAATATCCCTGATGTTGCAAAGCTGAAGAAAGGTGAAACCGTATCACTTCTCTGCGTGGCCTCCGGCGCGGTCGTCGGAACACCCATGCTCAAGAGATGTCAACCAGAAGAACCGCTACGGTCTTCGCTGATGTCTTTGGCTCAGAATAATGTTTGGGCCGCACTGACGGGCAAACAGGCCCCAAAATACGCATCACGCATAGCCATCCTTACACTGGCTTCCGATGAGCAAAAGATAACCCAAGGGGCATGCGCCACCGTCGGTAGAAAATGTGCCGAAGCAGCGGTTGACACTCTCAAGAAAATGTCAGACGAGGCGAGATCAAAAGCCCTGGATGATGCGGCGAAGCGCATAGACAGCAAGTAGCACGCTTTTCACTCAAACCAAGCCCGCTTCGGCGGGCTTTTTTGCGTCCTACCCCAGCACCCGCAGCCCCGTCCGCTTGACGAACTCCTCGTAGCTGATCGGTGCG